ACATAACGCTGAATGTTTAGTTTGGAATCAAAAAAACTTTAAGGATTTGTTAAAACGAAATCCCTCTTTATACTTCACAATACAATCGCTCTTAAGTGAGCAAGTTTCAAATAACTTAGTTACAAGTTCTCAAAAATAATGCTTGTTTTTTTGGTTATTTGTTCGTATATTATATTGGATAATTAAATAGGTTATATCGTTCTCAAAGAAATTTGAATCTCAATTTAAGAGGTTCTCAAGGGGCATGGTTCTTTCTTCCTTTCTTCCACGCCCCTAAACTTTAAAACATAAACTAAGAGGTTATAATGAAAAAGAAAATAAAAGTACAAAAGATAGATTTTTCCCAATTCATGTTAGATAAAGAAGATGAAAAGCAATTGAAATCTTTAGATAAGTTATCACCATTAAGTGAAAATTATGAGAATAACAAAAGAGTTAATCTTGAATATTTTAACGAAGATGAGTTAGATGATGTTGCTGTTGATGACTATTCAGACTGTGTAGGTCGTGAAGATATCGAAACATTGGGTGATATTGGAATGGATGTTTATTAAAATTTAAAATCTTAATACTTAAATATAAGTGATTTGGTTGATTGGTACAATATTTATGAGTATATGGAACAAAAAGAAAATAACGAACAAATCATTAAAGTATTATCTTTCATACTGAGTAAGTTAGATACGTTAGAGATAGAGCAATCTAAACATAAAGAGATGTTTTATAAAGTTCGTAAGAACTTAACAGATGCTAATGATTTAATAAATCAGATACTTGATGTGTTGGAGATAGAAAATCCAGAGTTGTATAGTAAAACTATAGAACAATATCAAAACGGAAATGTGAAAGATTTGGTTTCTACATTAGATAAACATATAGCAGAACTTGAAGGTTTAAGTGACGATGAAGTTCTTGACTTATTAACTCAAATAGTAGGAGATGCTTAATGGATAGCGAGATGATAATCTTTTTAGAAGATTTAAAAGCTTTGTTATTAGAAATAGATACACATCATGAAGATGATCAAAACGAAATACTTATAGAAGTCATAGATTTAATAGATGATAAAATACTAGATTTAGAGTCATAATTGTTACATTACATAATTACCATTACATTAGGAATTACCACTACCTTTTTGGGGTTAGTGGTTTTCTATGCATTACGCCGTATTAACGAATACGAAAACATTATACTAAACATAAACAATACTATAGAAACAATAAAACTTCAACTTAAAACAATAGATGATAAAGGGACATTCGAATCCGATGACGAAGTTGGTTTTTTCTTTGAAGAGATAAAACAACTTGGAGATGACTTAGATAATTTATTTGAAACCGAGGTTGAAGAAAATGAAAAAAAGAAGAAAGAAAAGTAAAGTTTATTTTGGTACGCCAGTACATGATGCTATCGTAAGATACAATAAGTGTGATAGTCCAATAGAACGAAACAAAATTTATACTGAAGAAATACATACAGCATTTCTTAAGTTAGCAGAAAATATAATTAATACTTTTAAGTTTAGTTACTTTAGTTATGGGTTTAGGGACTTACAAGAAGAAGTAGTTTCTAATCTCGTTATCAACATGCACAAGTTTGATGAAACTAAAGGAAGTAAGGCATTTAGTTATTTTTCTGTGGTAGCAAAGAATTATCTTATCCTAAATAATAATGCTAACTACAAGAAGATGAAGATTCATGATGACATCGATGTTCTTTATGGTCATGGCCATGATGATGAAAATATAAAAAAGAATCCATCAGCTGATGTATTTAAAAAAACTATCGATTATTTTGAAGAACATGTAGAAAAACTCTTTCCGAGAGAACAAGATAGAAGTATTGCTGAATCAATATTGTATCTCTGTAAGAACAAAGATAATATAGATAATTTTAACAAGAAAGCTATTTATATAATGATTCGTGAGATGACAGATGTAAAAACATCTAAAATAACTCAAGTTACCAATACTTTTCGTAAAATATACCCTAAAATCCAAGAAGAAGTCCTAAGTAGAGGACACATTGATAACCTATATACAGGTTCTTTAATGTAATAATCAAACCATACTATATTTATAGTTATGGAAAATGATATAAAAATATTCGGTGATAAAAACTTCTCGGACTTATCTAAAGAGATATACGAGAATAACAAGTTAAAGAAAACTCAAATCGACTTGTTAATCCAAGAGGTGCATGGTTACATACAAGGTATCGAGGATATCGCTATTGTAGGTCCTATTATTAAGGAACTGATGGATGTTGGTATTAAGAACGATGATAACCTTGTTAAGCTAGCTACTCTATATCAGAGGATAATGTCTAAACAAACGGTTGATGATAGTGATGTTGGTTTATTATCTGAAGAAGAAAAAGAACAACTTATGGCTTCTCTTGAAGATGTAGCAGATGACTTACAGAAAAAGAAAGATGAGATAGTTGATATGTCCGAGATAAGACAAAAGTATGGTGATTCATAATGAGGTCATATACTCCCCCACCATCTAAAAATTATTCATTTAGCCTTGGGTTAGTTCACAGAGTTTTTTTAAATAACACCGATGAAGTAAAACAAACAACAGAAGATAATTCATATCAGATGATTGAGTTAAAAGCATTAGACAGCACTATGCAAACTGTTCAAAGGAAATTACCTGCTAGACCTTTACTTAGAGGTATAAACGACTCTATTACAAGAGGTGACCTTGTACTATATACAAATATTAAAGATAAGGTATATTATATTGGACCTTTAAATACCAAAAACAATCCTAATAATTCATCTGCTAATTTCTATGGTAAAAAATTAGAAGGAAGAGACACTAGTGATTTATCTCTTATAAACAGCGATGGGTATGGTAGCGATTATCCTTATGCTAAAAACACAAAGATTCAGAAGTTTAAAAATGATATATTAGATTTTTTTGGAGAGGATGAGTATGACCTATCTAAACTAACGGATTTAACACTTGAAGGTAGACATGGAAATTCTATTAGAATAGGATCCAGAGGAATATTTCCTAATCTAACAATAGATAATAATAGTTCAGGTACATCAGAGAACATTAATTTCGGTTCAACCATATCCATGATGTCAAATGGTTCTATAGGTCAAAATTTTGGTTTAAATGAAAATAAGTTTAGATTATCAGTAGATCCTATTCCACAAGATGGGGATGAGGTAAATCCGTATTCTTTAAATATAGGAAACGATGAGGGTGAAAATAGTTTTAATTATAGGTTTGGATTTGAAGATGATGACGTAACTACTAAAAATGATACAGACCAAATGATAATATTTTCTGATAGAATAACATTTGATGCTAGAAATCCTTTAGGTGGCGACTTTACTGTATCAGCAAATAACAATATTAATTTTGGCGCCAAAAAGAATTTTACTTTAAACAATTCAGGTTACTCAGTTATTAATTCTAATAATATTTATTTAGGAGTACAATCAAAAGAAAAAACAGAACCTATGGTATTAGGTAATGAACTGAGATTAATATTAATTAGAATTATGGAAGTATTAAATAAATCAAGGGCAAATGTTCAAGGTGTTGCTTTACCATTGGTAGATAGCACTTTAGCAACTTTAAACTTAGTACCTACTGATGAGATAGGAACTATATTACAAGATTTAAAAAATTTAGATCCAGAGAACGGTAGTTTATTTTTAAGTAAACATCATTACATAGAACAAAACGACAGGAGTCAAAACAATGAAGGTTAATATATTTAAGAAGTTAATAAGAGAAGTAGTTAGAGAAGAGTTAGATTATAAATTTTCGTCACTTGAAAAAAAGTTAGATGAAGTGTTAGTTAGTAGTAGATCTAATAGTATAGTTGAAGATAGAGCGCCACAACCCGTCTCGTCTCCACCCGAAAAACAACCTGTTCAGGCAGCTCCATCTCAATCTCAGACCGCTCCATTAACAAAAGATTCAATTTTAAATGATATCTTAAATGAAACTGCTAATAGTGGTGAATGGAAAAATATAGAAAAAGAATCAGAAGTGAAATCTGTTACAGATAATACTCAGAATTTACCTGAACATTTAGCAGATGCTTTTACAAAGGATTATTCTCAAGTAATGAAAAAAGTAGAAGAAAAGGCAAAGTTTAATCGTGGGGCTTAAAGAAGACATATATCAAGCATTTACTAAAAGTGGTGGTGAATTCGAATTAAAAAAAGATTATGGTAAACTCCGCGGAGGAGATAAAGTCATGATAGAAGCAGATAGAGGTAATACACCAAATCATACCAGAGTGAAAACTTCTGAGGGGGGAGTCCTTCTTATGCCAGATACTAACATTAAAAGAAATCCTACGATAGAAAAAATAGCATCTGGTTTGGAAAAGGCAATTGAAGATTTTATTGTTAACCAAACCTTTACAGTAAAAAAATTATCTGCTACTGCTGTAGGTGTACAAGGAACAACTGCTCCTACTACGGCTACTGGTGCGAATGCTGGAGGACCAGTTGCTTCTGTTGTTGCTCCTGCTGCTGTAACTGTACCTACTTTAACTGTTGAGGTTGATGAAACTGGCGGTGTGGCTAACCCAAAAGGTTCGGTTGAATCACTTACCTCAGAAGTTGGACTTGATAAGAATAAAATAAACAGAGATTATAACTAATGGCAATATTAGATAGAAGAAAAGATAGGTTTGTAGAAGACCAAGACCAAAGGGTATCAGTTGGGATAGAGTTTCCATTTGGTAGAGCCAGTGGTGGTGATGGGTATTTTAAATCCACAAAAACTACGATAGAATCTATAAAAAATAATATAAAACTTCTTTTACAAACTCATATTGGGGAGAGAGTGTTTCAACCAAACTTGGGTATGAATCTAAGAAGATTAATGTTTGAACAGATGACAGAGGAGATTACTGTTCAAGTAGAAAATAATATTGTGGATGCATTTCAAAAATGGTTACCATTTGTGCAGATAAGGGATATTGGTATAAACCAAAACGATAGTTTAAATCAAGTGAACATAAATTTAGTGTTCAGTATACAAAGGGCACCAAATAGTTTAGAAAGTGTTCAAGTTACATTTGATGGTGTGGGTGCTGGAAGCACAACAAGTAATGGAGCATATTAATGGCATATACAGAGAAAAAGAAAATAAAACCGACAAACGTAAAGTATACAAGTAAGGATTTTAGTTCTATAAAAAGTGACTTGATAGAGTATACTAAATCTTATTTTCCTGATACATATAAAGATTTTAACGAGACATCACCTGGTATGATGTTGATAGAGTTATCAAGTTACGTTGGTGATGTTCTATCTTACTATATAGATTATAACTACAAAGAAAATCTGTTAGCAACAGCAACAGAGAAAAGAAACATAAGAAGATTATCAGAGTTCTTAGGATACAAACCCGTTAATAAAACACCATCTGTTGCTAGATTAAAAGTAACCACTACAATAGATGCTGATAGTAATAATGGTCAGCCTTTATTTGGAACGGCACCCTCTTCAATAGATAGTGGACTACAAATTGCTTCAAACGTTGATTCACAAATTTTATTTGAGACAACCAATGAGATAGATTTTACATCAAGTGGTTCAGGTGATCCTGCTATAAGTGCTCCAACATTAAATGCTAACGGAGAAGCTGCTTCTTACACCTTGACAAGATTTGTTCGTGCCGTATCAGGTGAAACAAAGACAAAGGTATTTAACGTAACAACTCCTGCTAAATTTTTAGAATTAGATTTAGGTGAAGATAATTTAATAGAAATTATAAGTTGTGTGGATGGTTCTGGTCAAAATTGGTATGAGGTTGATTACTTAGCACAAGATAAGATTTTAAAACAAACTCATTATACGAATGACCCGACAAGAACAAGTGCTTATGACCAAGGTGATGCTAGTGGAACTACATCTTCAATACCTATTCCATATGTGGCTGAGTATATAAAATCTACTAAAAAATTTACAACTAAGTTTGATGAAGACACTCAGACATATAAAGCTTGTTTTGGTAATGGACTATTTAGATTTAGTAACTCAGGTTCAAATGTCGATCCTGTAGAACAAGCTGGTGTGACAATCAATGGAACTAACCTTGCTGATATACCAAGTGCTATAGGAGTTGTCACTGGAAATAATCCGAACTTAGGTGAGACACCAGCTAATACATCTTTAACATTTACCTATAGAGTCGGTGGTGGAGCTAACTCTAATGTTCAAGCTGGTGAGTTAACTGTAGTGAACAATCCCCCATCCGGCGTATCAATATCCGTTACCAATAATGAACCAACAAGTGGTGGGACTGATGGACAAACTGTAGATGAAATAAGAAATAATGCTAGTGCTTTCTTTGCTTCTCAACTTCGTTGTGTGACTAAACAAGATTATCAGTCAAGGATATTATCTTTACCACAAAAGTTTGGTAGTATTGCTAAAGCTCATGTAGAAAGATTAGATGGTGGAACTCTTTTGGTTAATACGTTGTCTTATAATCAAAATAGACAATTAGTACAAACTCCTCAATTGATATTACAAAATATTGGAACTTATTTGAATCAATATAGAATGATAAATGACCAAGTTGATTTTGGATTTCAATTGAATAATATTATCTTTTCAGGTTATGTGATAAACTTTGGTGTAAGATTTGTGGTAAATTATGATAGACGCTCAAATCCTACAGAAGTTAAAATAAATGTTATTAATACAATAAAAGATTTCTTTAAGATAGAAAAAATGCAGTTTAGACAATCAATAAATCTAAACGATTTACAATATAATATCTTAGGGTTGGATGGTGTAATTGGTATTAAAGAACTAAAACTATTTCAAGATGGAAACGACCAATATGCTAGTGGCAAAAAGTTATATTACTATAAAGGTGATGGGGAAATTATCGGTAATGATGATACCTATGGATTTAGATATAATTTTGATAACTCTATTGAAAATGGTATAATAAGACCATCGGTATCTCCATCAGTATTTGAGTTAAAAAACCCTAACCAAGATATATATGGGAAGGTAATATAATGCATAAATATTTTTTTACAACCAAAGATACTTTTATAAATAGTGGTTCAAATCAAACTACAGGTGAAAATTTTAAAGACAAGAATACAGGTCAAGACGAGATACTTGAATTGAAAAAAGTATTCTTTGACAGAACATTCTCTCATCCAACTCGTGTCCTTGTTCAGTTTGATACAACTGAAATAGAAAACTATATTAGTTCTTCTGTTTTACCTTATGACTATAAATTAAATTTGAGATTATATGAAACCGAAGGTACGAGTGGGTTAAGTGAGGAGTATACCATTGCTGCTTATCCATTATCTGAATCTTGGGATGAGGGTGTTGGTAAAGAAATAGATGTACCAAAAACAACAGATGGATGTAGTTGGTTATATAGAAAAAACAAAAACGGAGCTTCTGAGATTGAATGGGCAACACCTGGTGGAACTTATATTGCTAGTAATGAAGTAACACAATCCTTTTCATCCGAATCACCTGATATTAACATGGACATAACCACTATGGCTAATAAATGGTTTGATGGGACAAACACAAACTATGGTTTATTATTAAGATTATCTGGTAGTAAAGAACACTCTACAGGTAGTTTTGAAGACATTAAGTTTTTCTCAAGACAAACCAATACTATATACTCTCCTAAGATAGAATTAAAGTGGGATGACCATCTACCAGCAACAGGTTCTAACACAGGTAGCTTGACCACATTGGATGTTTCTGGTAATAGTGAGAACTACCTATACCCTATACACTTACGAGAAGCGTATAAAGAAAACGAAACTGTTAAGTTTAGATTTGGTGCTAGAAAAAGATACATACAAAAATCATTCTCTACATCAGTTCAAACTGTAAGTAGTAGTTTTATACCACATGGTTTAGGTTCTTATTCTATTATAGACATGGCAACAAACGAATCTGTTGTTCCGTTTAGTGCTTACACAACAATGAGTTGTGACACAACTTCTAACTATTTTAAACAAGACCTAAATGCTTTTGAACCTAATCGTGCTTATAAGATTCTGATAAAGGTCAATCATGATGATGGTCAGGAGATAATATACGATAACGACTTTGAATTTATATTAAGGACATAAAATGGCTAACTATGGAACACCACCAGATGAATCATCAGAACAAGATGATAATTTAGTCGCTCAGAATCCTATAGTTGAAGTAAATTTAACAGCAACGGAAAATGATAGATTATTCTTTAGAGAAAATCCTGAAGAACAATACATAGGATTATATCATCGACATTATGATGGAACTCTGATGATTGGCGCTGGAGTTCTTGATGCAATTCACGAGTTAATTCCTGAAGAGGTGATATTTAGAAAATTTATATTTGAAGATATAAAAGAAACTCGTGAGGTGGTAAGTGATTTAATTTATAAATTATGGTTTAACTCTTACACCTTAACAGACGAGGAAGTTCTTGCCACTCAAACAACACTTCGTGATGGGATAAGACAGATAGGTCGTTCTGAAGATGAACCATTAGTTTTTTTCAAAAAAGATAGAAATGCTTTAGAAAGTTCTCAAGTAGATGATGACCAATTAGAATCTATTTTTCAATATATTTTTGATAATAATATAGTTGATTTAGAACCAAGATTTGATATAACTCAAACCACTACTCCAATTGAAACTAACCAAACAAGAAAGGTTTGGACTCTTAAATTTTTTGATTTAAATCAAAATTTACATAGTTCAATAGTATTAGCTGTCAAAGAGGGGGATGTTTTTCTTGATGCTTTAAATTTATCACAGATAACAAAAATTATAGGTAGTTCATCTAAAATAAATCCTGAAAAAGCTAGAGAAGTATTAGATACAAATATTTTTGAACTACTTCCAAATCAACCAAATCGTCAACAAAGAATAAATAATTTTTTTACCGAGTTCAACGAACTAATAGGACCTAAACCTGGATTTAGAGATGTTGATGGTGATGGTATCGGTGAGAGAGTTATAAACGTTGAACAAGATGAACAACTTAGAATAAGTACAGCGGATGATAAACGAAGTGCCTTTATAACAAGAACGGATGAGCAATCATTAGATGATTCACAAAATCAAGGTAAGACACTTGAGTCAATGAGAAATAAACTCAACACATACCTTGGTGATGTTGATAATGTAATAGAAAATTTTGAAGACCAAAGACCTGAGTATGAAAACGTTTCGGAAGGTTTTCTGAAGATAAGAAAACCAAATCAGGCAATAATAGTAAGAGCACCTGATGATGGTTTATTAGAGTTTCAAAAAAATGATTCATATTTAAATGATGGTTTTACAATTACGATGTGGGTAAAATTTACAAGTAGAACATCAGAAGGTACTCTTTTTAATTTTGGTAATCCATTACAACAAGTTACTGGTCGTGGATTTAGATTAGATACGAAAACAAATAATTATAACGGAAAAGATTATCGTTACATTAGATTAATGGTCAGAGATAATGATGGTGAATTATATGACAATCATTGGGGAACAAATGGGTACAATAGATTTAGTCAACGGAGTAGAGGTGGTAATGCTAATACTGTTGCGGGTGCTTATGGTTGGTACACAAATCCCACTGGTGATGCTTGGACTCAAGAACCAGTAAATGGGTATATTGATAGACCAAGGTCTTATTATCCAGATTTACATAGAGCATTTCCACAAGTGTCAACCGATGACTTAGATGAGTGGTATTTTATTTGTGCTACTTATAATCCAAACATAAATGAAATATCAAGTACAGAGGCTGCGGCTAGAAATGTTCGTCAAGATACACAATTTTGGTTAAATCATGTCAAAACAACTGATAATAATGGTGTTTATGAAAAGGAAATAGTTGCTTTTAGTGGGGAAGGTGCTAGATGTAAAGTAGAGTTAATAAGTCGTACAGATTTATTAAATGCACGAGGATTTAAAGGAAGTTCATTTAGTATATCAACTTCGTATTCAGCAGTAAGTGGTAGCATAGATGTAAATGGAGATATAGATTTTACTCTTTCTGATATATATCAAGATACTTCTTTACTTGATGAAGATGGTAGTGGTTCTTCAGGCGATGATGGAGATGGTGAAAGTGGTTCTTCAGGCGGTGGTAATCCACCAACTGCTGGATTTTCAAAGGCTGATATGGATTGGAGAACTTATGAAGTTGGTGATGTACAAGATACAACTCAAGAACAGCAACAAACTCAAGGATAGATTATGGGAGCAGGAACAGATTATACATCAACTGAATCAACAGATGCTGGGAGCATTATTCAAGTAATAAAACTATTACATCCTGTTGAATTTACAGATTCATCAACGGGCGCTGATAGTGTTCTTTGGGATTTTGGTGATGGTAACACATCTTCGGAAAGAAATCCAGTTCATAATTATTCTTCCAATGGAACTTTTATAGTTACTTTAACGGCATCTAATCAGTTTGGTGAAGATTCAACAACTCAAACTGTAGTTGTAACTGGTATTGGTGTTGATTATTATGAACAAGAAGTGGAAGCAGAAGAAACAACTGAAGAAGAAACAACTGAAGAAGAAACAACTGAAGAAACAACTGAAGAAGAAGCAACTGAAGAAGAAACTGATGTATCCGAGGTTCAAACTTTTATTATAGACATTCCTTCAATACCTGAAGTTGAACCGCCTAAAGATGAAGAAGATTTCGAATCAGATTTGGGAGAATTTGAATTTGGTGATGATGCTACTACTTATGACTTAGGTTCTGTTACTTCTGACCAAACTACAACTCAACAAACTACAACTCAACAAACTACTGAAGAACAACACGGTAAAAAATTAGAGCTTGTTTTTCAATCTTTTTCTCCAGATGGACTGAGTATGATTGGATTGGAAACTAAAGATTTAGCACTTGTTGAAGGGGAACTCGAACAGTTACAAATAGGTACACCTATTACAATTATTGGTATGGAATCTAATAAAGTTCATAATAGACAAGTTGGTTATGTTTCTAATGAACTAACACGCAAAGGAATAGGTATAGATGTTGCAATAGAAGTGCAGGATGAATTTTATAGGGTAGAAGCAGAAGTTTAAAATGCCAAAGTACACCACACCACAAGCCTTATGGAACACCATTACAGAATTACAATCTGTAGGGGGAACTCAATATGAAGGTAATAGATTTGTAAACGAAACATTA